CGCTGCGCAATGATTTTATAAGGATTTCTCTTTTTAGCATCTTCTTTGCGGAGATGTTCAATATAATCCCACGAATAGAAATCTTTATCTTTAATTGTTACAAATCTATCCATTTTAAAAACTTTATCGCAAATATAGTGATTTTTACGTAAATATAGAATTATTTGGCAAAATAATCGCCGATAATTATTAGAATAATAGAAAAATTGTTGTACATAATAAATTCTTTTAATAACTTCGCATAAATTCGTTAAATATTTCAAGAATATTTTTGTGTTGTTGAAAATATTTGTTAAATTTGTATAATTAAAAACAGAAAAATGGAGACAGAAAAAATCTTATCCCAAATCAAAGCAAGAGTCGGACAAACCGACGTATCGGATCAGTCCATTTCGGACTACATCAAATTGCACCTGTCTGATGATGCAGAGCCAGATGAAGCCTTTTACGACAAAGCAGTTAAGCTTATCAAATCGTTTCAAGGCAACATATCCAACTTTGCAGCCACTACGGTAAAAAAACAGATAGAGGCAAAAATGAGTGAGCTAAAAAATAGCCAACCGCAACAAGCAGAACCAAAGTCGGAGAACCCGAAAGAAGGAGATGCAGAATTACTGAAACGGCTTGAAGCGCTTGAGCAGGCTTACGAAAGGGAGAGAAAATTAAACATGGTCAATTCTTTGCGTAACGAAGTCAAGTCGAAGGCCGACGCTCTTAAGGTGGCTCGTAAATCTTTATGGGAGGATATAGTATCTACTATCGACATACCCGAAGATGCAACTGCAGAATCACTTTTAGAGACAGTAAAACCTACTTATGAGGCAAAACTAAGGTCTTACTTGGGAGATGGAGCAGTACCTTATCAAGGTAATCCGAATCCGCCAAAAAATGATGGAGGCAAGTTGGATGAGTTCTTTGCCAAAAAGTTGGGGCAGGCAAATGTGCCAAAAAAAGAATAAATAACTTTAAAAAATTAAAAGAATTAGATTATGAGTGATTATGGACGAAAAGAAAAAACGTTCGGCTCTGGGAAGAACATCTGGGTAGATGTTCCGAAGGTCTATCCTGTTGGGGGTAAAATTAATACATCCGGGATGACGCTTGGAGACGTAATACCTGCCGGTTCTATCTGTGCTTTGAACACAGCAGCTGGTACTATTGATGTTTATTCTGCTATTTACACCGAACCAGTAGCAGAGGTTGATACGCTTACTATTACGCACGCAGCCACCGCCGACGGTAATGTTACGATTTCACTTGACGGTGGTGATGTTTCTGTTTCTGTTGCTGTTGCTACTGGTGATGATGAACCAACCATTGCTGGTAAAATAGCAGCTAAAACTTATACTGGGTGGAAGGCTGTAGCTGTTGGTGCTGTAGTAACATTTACCGCAGACGATAAAGAAGATAAGGGTTTAGCCTCTATTGATGTTGCATTAACCGGTGTAACAGGGTCGTTTGTTGTTACGGTTACTGGTGCAGATACTGTCTATACAGATTTTAGTTCTATTGCTGTAAACGGATTATTGTACAACGATGTAATTGTAAATGAATACACAACTGGTACAGTAGTTTATGAGGGCATGGTATTCGAGGATATGCTTGAAGCACCTATTCCGGCGTCGGCTAAGGCTAAGATGCCGCAGATTACTTATTTTAACCACGCTTAAATTTGGAGGATAGACGATGAGAACTAATGTAAAATCATATTACGACTTACTTGACTTCGGATTAGGCGGTGCGAGCTTTCAGCAATTTGTTGACAGGTTTTATCAGAAGTATAATGCACCTCAAACTGACGGCTTTCAGTGGGATGACGAAATTCAGTTGGATTTCACCTACGAACAATTAGAAGCCGATTTGGGTGTAGCTACACTCCCTGTTTATACCGATATTGATTCTCCGGGTCTCTATAAGAGCTTCGAATCTTTCAAGATCGGTTCTAACAAGATACCGCCTCAAAAACACGGATTTGCGTTGAATCAAAAGATTCTTCGTGAAAGAATGATTTTGGCGCAAAAGTATGGAGAAGCCGCTTTAACAAGCGAAACGCAAGACGCATTACTTAGCTTACAGTTTGATTCTATCGACAAACTGATAGCAGGTAATTACAATGGACTTACCCATCAACGTATGCGTATCGTTTCTACGGGTCAGTTTACCATTGACGCCAACAACAACCCTCAAGGTATTAAGGGTGTTACGTTTGACTTTGGTATTCCTGCGGGCAACAAAGAGGCTTTATCTGGTGAAAATCGTTGGTGGAAAACTGACGAACACATATTGGCTAATGAAGGAGGTACTTCTGATCCTATCAAGTATCTGAAAGATAAATACAAATGGGCTAAGAAGAACGGCTATCCTATGGGTCATTTCGAAATGTCGCAAGACTTGTTCGATGACCTGTTGGGACACAGCAAGGTTCTTACCCGTATCGGACAGATGATGTTCCCGAACGCAGGTTCAGATGCTTTGAGCTATGCACAAAACTTGTCTGACGATGCAATTGCGGCAGCCATCACTCGATTGGTAGGATGTCCTATCATACCGAGAGATTCTAAGGCAATGGTTGACAAGTACGATCCTGCAACAAGGTCTCTTAAAAAAGACTGGGTTGAAAACTTCAACCTTCTCAATGTTGCATACGTACCTGACGGACAGCTTGGGACTATCAAGACTGCACAACACGTACTAACGGGTGATCCTACTGTACGTACCGCATTCTTCGATGGAGGCAGAACACTTATCACGCAACGTTTCGAATCTCAAACTAAGAGCGTTTACGTTGAGAGCGAAATCTATGCGCTTTGTGTTCCTCAAGTTGCAAGATATATGTGTGTTTACACCGTAACCGCATAGACATGGCAACTACTCAATATACTACCGGCACTATCCCCGTAGAAGCATATCTGCGGGGGTGTGTTGGTTACACTGTATCGGACGAAGCCTTGTTGTCGATCTTCATAAAGAGAGGCGTAGAGATGGGTACACCAGCTGCTTCTCTCACAACGAAAGTACTTGAGTTATGCAAAGCAGACCTATATGTATATTGTGCCTCATTGCCAAGCACTTCTGCTACGGTAGAAGATGCGGATGCAGGATGGAGGCATAGAGAAGGCGGCATACAAAAAGGAGTTTCGGACAACGGAAGATTGATGCAGATGGCTAATTACATTTACAGTAAGTATGGAGAGCAGACAAGTAAATCCACTATTAAAATGAATCCTTTAGGCATGAAGTTCCATGTATAATCCCCGATTTCCTCATACGTGCAAGGTCTATAGAATGACCGATCCAACCCCGTTCAGTCAGGGTACGGAAGAAGTCGTGTATGAAGGAGAATGCAGGAAATACACGAACACTTCACGCTTTAATGAGGTCGTCATTTCAAAGTACGGATTATCGATACCGGGAACTCTACCCATTAAGGTAGGTGATCTTTTGACCGTAACTGATGTAACTGGGACATTTGATGGTTCTGTGGTAGAAGTCAGTGCAGGTAATTTGGGGACTACCGTATTTTTTAACGCAACCGGGCAATGAACAACGAAGCAGCATTGGATAAAGGTCTTGAAAAAGCAAGAAAGATAGCTTTCGAGCATATACAGAAGTGCCTTGAAGATGCCTGCGACGAACTTGTCAGACATGCGCAACAAAATTACAAATCACCGATAGGATCATTTACGGGTAATACCATAACCAGCTATTCGGTAGGTTTATATATAAACGGTACGTTTGTATATTACTACCAAGACGACGGAATAAAGCCGCCTGTTAGAGGTAAGCTTACCAAGAAAGAGGGTAGGGTAGAGTTGTCACCAGATTGGGAAGGCAGAACAAGAAGTTACTACGCAAAAGTGGATACCGACGGAGGATATGGTAAAGACTCTGCGCTTGACTTCTTGAACAGCTATAAATCAAGGACGAAAGGAGTGGAGATAGTCATGTGTTCGGGGACTGAATATTCATCTTACATTCAAGATGTGATGAAGGGTAATGTACTCGAAAAGACTAAAGCCGAAGCTCCTTCGATTTTAATGTCTAACATGAAACCGATGAAATAATGGCAAAAGCATTTCCAAGAAGAGACATTCTGTTTTCGTTATATACCACGTTATCTACGATAAGCAAGGTATATATCCCTAACAGGCCGACGTCAAATCCAGACGCAGAAACGAGTTTCATGGTTATCGACATACCCGGAACGATGAGCGACAGAAATGCCTATCAAGAAGCATCTTTACGCATAGACCTGTTTAAGAAAGACTTTGCAGGAGGAGTTGAGGATGTAGAAGGGTTGGACAATCTTTACAAATCGGTCATAGCATTATTCCCGATAGTTACCGATGATTTTACGGCCATTTCTCCGAGACTTGTTTCTGGAGGTAGCGACGACAAAGGATTTCATTACTTAATGATTTACGCAGACATTTTAACAAAATAATTTACAATTATGGCAGAAATTACAATTACAAAAAAAGTCGCCGATTTACAGGCGGTTTTCGACAAAGTCAAGAGGGTATTTTACAATACCGCAGCCAATCTCGATCTTGCTACTCTTGCGAACATTGATTATGAACTCCCAGTTATTGAGGACAGTTTCAATTTCGATATTGGTGCAGCAAGCATCTCTACCGTTAAGCTGACTACGGGTCAGAAATGGGCGAGCTATGTTACAGCAGGCGATCCTGATGTTTCTATGCAGGTTGCATCGGTTGATGAAGACATTGCAGGGCTATTTATGACATCTAAGGGTACGGCCGTTTCAAGTGGCACTAATACCTTAGGAGGATTATCGCTTTCAGGACAAGGATATTCAACCGAAACCAAAAAAGTAACAGGATCGCTTATTCTTGCATCGGAGGATGGTACAAGATTGGTGGCACTCCCGAATGTGGAGATGTTTGCCAATCCAGTTATTGCTTCTGGTACTCCCGCATACTTTAATGTTCAGATCATCCCGAAACCTAATCAGGACGGAGCTGACATTATCCTTTTGGCTGGGGCTTAAACAAAACTTGGGTTAATAATTAAGAGGGTGGTGGGAAAATCCACCGCCCTTTTTTAAAATATGATTATGGCAACTGTAAAACAACCATCTAAAGAATCGCAAGACGAGCTAAACTCTATCATAGAGAATTTACCCGATTACGCCAAGATACGAAACAAGACGTATAAGATCAAATGGCTTCACGCAGGGACGGTAAGAAAGATCAATCAGATCATACTTAAAGAAGGCAACGATGCGGTGGCTAATTATCAGACTGCGGCATGTATCATTCTTAATGGTTTTTTGAAGATAAAGTTCTTCTATCCGTTTTTGTGGAGATGGTTTTATTATGTAAAACAATACTCCGAAGCCGATTTAACGGAGGTATTGGCTATCGGTAAAAAAAAAATACCGCTGCAATCGTACTTCGTGAATACCATATTGATGACCGATATGAGGGATACGATGATGATGATGAACAAGAAAGAAGTGTCTTCTATCCGTCAAGGACAAGATACGGTGCAGCTTGGGATTACCTGAAAGATTAC